AGGCGGGGTTTATTTAAATTCTCATGCTAGCTATACAACTGTAAACAAGTTATCGGATTGGCTTGGTATTAGTATAGTTGCCAATTCTATTGATAGTATTGATACTTGTGCGATTGTTGGTCCAACTGATTCTACTTATAATTTGGGTGGGTCCAATACTGTTCAAACGAGAGATGATAGCGGCACAGTTAATGACATGTTTAAAGGCACCGCTTTACTTGTTAAGCACAGTGGTAATGGAACTTGGACTCCAGCTGATACTAGTAACTCAGATAGACGTAGATTCTTATGTAATTATAGGCGCAATAATTGGTTAAGCCAATATGGTGGTAATACTTATCAGGACAGATCTTATAATACTTATATTGCTGCTGGTAGTTGGCAGTATACCGTTGCTGATCATCTGGTGCATGGTGGAGATACTTATATAGTATATTTTAATCAGCTGAGTTTGATGAGCGATCTTTCTGTGGCCAGTGGTGGTTATCAGTCTGAGGTTAATATGTTTCCAGTGGAGACTACTATAAATTGTGATCTACGTCATGACAAAAGTGATGTAAATAAGCTTTTGCCAGCAGACACTGCTCCTAAAAGGATTAATCTTCAAATGACTCAGGAGACCGGTGGGACTCAAGATGATGGCACCAATGAGTATGAGCAGGAGACAGATTTGTATTTGTACAACACTGTTTATTCACAAGAGAATACAACTGTTCCGTTAATTGCCAAACCAGTTGAAGCTCTTTATTCTATATCAGAAGTATACGACACTAGGGTAAAGTACTCTGATAGGAAAGTAGACGGAGAAGTATCAGATAGTTGGTTTAGGTTTAGGACTAATAATTTTAAGGACGTTGAGAAAGAACGTGGCTTCATGACCAATTTAGAGATGTATAAGAACAGCCTCATGTTTTGGCAAGAGCATGCTTTTGGTGTTCTCTCAGTTAGTGAGAGATCTGTTTTAAGTACTGATACTGGGGAAGGTCTTGTATTAGGCACGGGCGGTTTGTTAGATCATGTCGATTATATATCTAAAGAGATTGGTAATATCAACCGTTTCGGTATAGCCGTTACGGATGCTTCTTGTTATTGGATTGACAATAGTTTGAGAGAGATATACCAATTTACTTCCGGAACAAGGGGGTCTTATTCTTTACGTAGTTCTAATGATCCATTAGCTACAGCTAAGGGTATGTCTTCATATCTAAAGGATTTGGAGAATATTTCCGATGTTCAGGTTGTGTCTGATAGAAAGAACAATGAGATATTGTTTACTATTACTCCCGGTAGAAGGGGAGTATTGGAAACTGGACCGGGTTATAATATAACTTGTGATTCTTCTGGTACATTTTCTGGAGATTATGTTATTGTAGATGGGTTGTATTATTTACAAAGTTTAGAATCTGGTGGGAATTATCTTCGATTAGAGGGGATTCAAAACCACAAAAACGTTGGTGATATTTTCTATGTTGGTGTTGATCCAGATAGGTTCACCTTTAGTTTTAATGAAACTATAAATGCGTTTGGTTCATTCTATTCGTTTGCTCCAGCTCATTATATAGACTTTATAGATAAGTTTTTCACTACGGAGAAAGGTACTGATCTGAAAGTTTACTTACATGACTCTGGGAACTATTGTGAGTTCTATGATAATACTCCCTCCGATTCTGTAATTACATTCACTGTTAATCCAGATTACCAAGTCACAAAAGTGTTTGATAATCTCATGTGGACTACTGAGGTTACAGATGAAAGCGGGTCTAATATTATAGACAGGTTTACTGATACTTTCAGTACTTTACAAATATATAATGGTTATCAGAATTCCGGGACTTTAGACTTGGTTTACAAGACTCCATCAGCTACAACTGATATTGCATATGACAGGCGTGAACGTGGGTTTGCTTTGGCTTTGCCACGTAATGCTGTTAGCGTTGATGTAAGCTCTAACCCTGATATATTTGACTCCGGTAACATAGATCAGACTCAATTGTATAAAGAAAGAATGAGGGGTAAATATAGTATATTGACATTCACTTATGACAATGCTAACAACTATAGAATTGTTTGCCCGTATATAACAACTAAATATAGGTACTCAGCAAGATAATGGCTAAAAGGTGGATACAGAAAGCAACTGCTTCAATTAAGAGGCGTGGTACAGAAGGTAAATGTACTCCTATAACTAAACCAGGTTGTACAGGGCGTGCTAAGGCTTTGGCTAAAACATTTAAAAAAATGGCTAAGAAGAGAAAAAAGAAACAAGAAGGTGGTTATATTGGAGATGATTATAATATTGATTCACTTGCTACTGTACATCCTTGGGTACATAGGGCACTGACTGACACGTTAAGGATACCACGTGCTGATGGCCAAACTTCTTCAGTAAGTACGTTTACTTTTTCTGATGATAAAGGACATTACGTAGCTCCCACTGTACGTAAAAAGGGAGATAAGTTGAAAGAATATGATTATAAGAAAGCTGAACGTATAGCAAGAAAAAATAAAGATGCAGTTAGATTTGATACCCTTGAAGAAGCTGAGAGATTTTCTCAAAATTTTTCTAATTATTTAGGACAAAGAGATGAATATGGTCTTGGTGGTATATTAGGTGGAGCTGGTTCCGGGTTACTTTCTGGGGCAGCAGCGGCGAGTTTTATTCCTGGTATAGGTACTCTTCTTGGAGGAGCAATAGGTGGTTTAGCTGGTTTGTTTGGAGGTATTGGCCAACACAGACGTGAAAAGAAAGCAGCGGAGCAACAGCAAACTTTATATGATCAACAAGCTTCTGTTCAAGCTACTGCTATGCAACAGGCTGAGGAACAAAAACTTGAGCAACAACAAGAACGATATTTAATGAATTTGGAGTCTAATATGTCTGCTAACCCATTTACACCAACTTTTCCGCTTGGTGGTACATTGCCTTATTCTGAGGCTGAGATTGAAGGTGGAGAAGTTGTGCAGTTCCCCAATGGTAATTTAGATAGGCCTACTGGTCCGTCTCATGCTGAGGGTGGTATAGATATAACTGCACCTGTAGATACAAGGATATTTAGCGATCAAAGTGAATATGAACCTGGGGTAACATATGCTGCTAAGGCGGATATGATTAGGAAAGAAATTAAGAAATACGAAAAGTTATTGACATAATGGCTACTAGGATACAAAAAGATACAGCTAAGCGTATGATAGGTAGGCTTAACAAGGAATTGGATGTTTTATTCCAAAAGCAAGAAATGGGTAAAGGAGGTCGTGTAGCTCAAAAATGCTGCAGAGGTGGCAGATTGCGTAAACAAAAAGCTCAAGGCGGTTTACAACTGGGCAATGCTATACAAGATATATTTGGTGGCATAGGTATTGGGGGCGGCACTGGTTTAAATACCAGTAACTTTCCATTCTTTGGCTCGACGCCACAATCAGGTTTACAGTCGTATGGTGGAGCTGGTGCCGGATTTTTGGGTGGTTTGGGTTCAAATCAATTTAGTACTCCACAAACTGGTAATACCCAGGGGTTGCTTGGCAAAATTGGGCAGTTTTTTCAGAATCCATTAGTGGGTAAGATAGGTCGTGGTCTCGGGAATCTAGCTTATACTGGCGCTTCATTTGCCCCAGCATTGTACAATATAGGTCAGGGATTACAACCTGCTGAACAGATCAGGTATGCAGATTACAGGAATCCAGAATACAACAAGGCTGTTGGTTTGATGGCTGGTAGACGGTGGGATCCTAGTCAGCAACTTGAAGCTGCTGAAGAGGCTGACGCGGTTTATCGTCAACAGATTAGGGGGTTACCAACTTCCCTCGGGGCATTGCAGAACAGGCTTGCTGGTGCTGCTACTCGTAGATTTAAAGGTAGATCTGGTGCGTTCAGGGAAGCTCAGCTTAGGAATTTAGGTTACGAAGGAGAGGAAGCACAATTTAGGGCTGGTTTAGGTGCACAAGATGTTGGTACAAGATTTAATGTAGAAGATATAAATGCTCGCAACAGGGCTGCTAGACGTGGTTTCTTGGGCAGTGCCGTGACTAATATGCAACAGATAGCAATGCAAAACAGGTTGATGAGTAATTTGAGACAAATGGACGAGAGGTTATTTAATTTGGCTCAATCTATGGTACCGAATTATCAATTTGATGAGGATTATAGGTTAGGATTTAGAAGTTAAGATATGGCAGTTAATAGATATGATATACCGGCACAATCAGAGTTCATAAATACTTATGTGCCAATTCCATTTGAGCAAATGGTGGGTGCTGGCCAAGTACAACAGCAACGTTACGATACTGCTAGTGCTGCTATTGACCAAAAGATGGCTGATGTAGCTAATTTACAAGCCATACCTAATTCGGTAGATGAAGATTATGTTATGGGTCTAAGGCGTAATATGCAGGATATAGTTGATAGGTATGCTGAGAAAGACTTAGGTAATCCTGTGGTCATGCGCCAAATAAACGCTGAGATACGTGGTATAGCAGATCCCGATAGAATAAAGAGAATACAAGATTCTTATCAGGGCTGGACAGCTAGAACTAAAGGAGCTGCTCAGTTGAGTGCCAGGGGGGAATACAATGAATTGCTAGAAGGTATCAGAGATCCGTCTTTGATGGGTCGTTATGATTCTAGTACTATGGGTACTTACCAATATTTGCCAGGTGCTTATGAGGATCCTACTCAAGCTATGCGCACATATTTTACTGATATTCAGGAGAGAATACTTCCAGTTGACGAAATGAGTCCTGAATCGCAAGCTTTGAGTAAGGAAGGTTATACCATAATGGGAGTGACGGAACAAGATGTAGACAGGGTAGTTGAGGAAAACTGGCGTGATTTTGCTAGAACTGTTACTGGTCAGAATGAATGGGAATTGTATAAGAGGCAAAATCCGGATTGGCAAGAACAAGGAGTAACCAAGGAAGAGGTTGTTAAAGGAATGCTTAGGGATATTGGGGAAAGGTTTTATAGACAACAGCCAGCTGGTAGTAGATATCCGCAAGGTAAGACGGGTAGTCCATTTACTGGGGGTATAGTTAGAATAGGTGAGACTGAATCCATACAGATGCCCTCAATAAATCCTACTGTTGTTAGAGATCAGTTGAAGGATTTGCAAAGTAGGTTAGCTATGATGCCTGAAGGTTCTGCAGAACGAGCGGACGTTGAGAGGAGTATATCTGAATCTGAGGATATGCTAGAGTTCTTCGAAAAGCAAATGGCTGAGTCTCAACATGCTTTCGATCCAGCAGAATTTTTCAGCAATTACGAGAAAGCTGGAGGTAAAAAATACGGTACTGTTGAAAAGTTTGAAGAGGCAGTAAAGGAATATTCTGATCAGGGTAGACGTGAACTTGGTAGTCAAGTTATACAGGATTATCAAGTACCCACAAAAGCAGAGTCTGAGTTTAATAAGGCTATAGATGAATATTCTAAGCGTAAAAAATCTTTTATAGAAGAAGGTCAGTTTGCTATCAATGCTAATGTTATAACTGGTACAACTGGTAGCAAGGAGTGGAATACTTGGATAGGTAAATTTAACGATCAAATAACAAAAGATGTTATTAGACATAGTACAGGATTTACCAGACCTTTTGATAATCAGCAGTTAAATGTTATACTAGAAGATAAAAAATATAAGAATAGGGATAGGACTAAGGATCAGGTTGCTCTTACAGATGCTGTTATGGATGGGAATTTGCAATATCAGATTTCTATGTTTGACGAGAAAGGGCAACATTTAGGCAGTGAATTCGTTGCTCCTCAGGGAGAACGCGGTCAAGATGATGCTAGACGTCAATTATTGATGGCTGCTAATGAAATGATGAATGAAGGTGCTCGTTATGCTTCATTAACTGGTGATCCTAGTTTATATCAACAAGGTGCTCAAACTATTGCAAATGCTTGGTTTAGAGCAGATATACAGAAAAGTGGTTTTAGGAACAAAGTAACAGGGCAATTACCTGTTGCTGATCCTGGTCGTACTAACGAACCAATTCGTTTCGAGTTAGAAGAAGGAACTACTTTAGATAATCCGTCATATAAGCTGTACATACAAAATGAAGACGGAACTAAAGATTATTATAGAAACGTAAGTGGTGATTTCGTTAGGGTAGGCGGTGAACAACAGCTAGCCGCATTCTTGGCGCAACTGTACGGCGTAATACAATAAATATGCCAGTAGTTAATACACAGGTAGATCCTACTACAGGGCTTCAGCCCTCACCTAGTAGGGGAACTGGAACTGTTGTAGGTTTTGACGTACCTACCCCAGATCCGGATATACAGAAGATAGACATCTCCAAGTACGAAAGATACGTACCTAAAGGAGATGTTTTTGTTAATGTAGGTTTAGAGTCAGCTCGTGCTGCTGGGCAAGGCGGTATCGAACAGTTTGGTGCTATGCTTAATCAAGCCATAGTGGGTGAGATTATAGGTGGTACCATGGAAGGTGTTGGATACCTATTAGATGCAAAGCAATACGGCGATTTGATTAGAGGTACCGAACAAGAGTTTGGTAATTGGTTTAGCGATTTGGGGAAGGGTTTAAGGACTTGGACCCAGGATGTCACACCTATATATACAGATTATGAGCCGGGGTCATGGTCTCCTGGTAATTGGTCATGGTGGATGTCTAATATGCCGTCTATAGCCTCTACTTTGAGTCTTATGATACCCTCAGCTGCCGCTGTTCGTGGTGTTTCTGCGTTGGCTCGTGCTGCTAATTTATCAGCTAAGGTAGGTAAAGCTACAAAGTGGATGGGCAGGGGTATTACTCAGGCTGTTGTATCCAGACATATGGAGAACTTGATGGAAGCTTCTCAAACTGCTGAAGAAATAAAGGAAGCTGCTATTGCTGCTGGACAATCTCCAGAAGAAGCTAAGAAGTTAGCTGCTATTGCTGCTGCTGATTCTTATAACCGCAACTGGGTTATGGTAGCTCAGGATATTCCGCAATATTTATTGCTTGGTCGTGCCTTTGGTAAAGCTAGTAGACCTGCTACAGCAGCTGTAGGTAAGCGTATGGGGTATAATTTGGCCCCTGTCGTTGGCCGAAAGATTGCTGCTGTTGGCTGGGATATGATTGGGGAATTTGGTGAGGAGGCCTATCAGTACGTAACTGCTGAAGAGTCCAAACATTTAGTATATAGGACATTAAATCCAGAGTTGGATTCATCTTTTGACGAACGTATGCAAAGCTACCTTCGTGACGGTGAATTGTGGACTGCTGCAACTTTTGGTGCTTTAGGTGCAGGTGCCATGCAAACTGCTGGTCGAGCCCTTAATGACGCTATTGCTGGTAAGGGCAATACCGAGAATGCTAGGCGTGTAGCTAATATAAATGCTTTTGCTCCACAGATAAAATATTGGGCAGAAGAGATTAGGCGTGCTGAAGACATGGGTGATGTAGCTGCAAAAGCTGAAGCTGAGGTAGGTCTTGGTGCAGTTATGGGTAGCAGAGCTGCTGCGGTTGGCGGTCTTGCGGAGACTATAGATATGGTGGAAACCATGTATAAAGAAGGCGGACCTACAGCAGAGGATCTTGAAAGATTTGGTTTAGATGAAGAGGATGCTAGTACTATAAAGGAGAAATTTCCTAATTTAGTAGAACAGTTAAAGAGGGTAGGTGAACTATATGATTACCACAATAAAAACTTTGATAGTGATCTAGCGGCTGCTATGGCTCAGGGAGAGTTTCGTAGGGAAGAACTTTATAAGAATAGTGAGATTTTAAAGTCGCAAATAGAGGAACAAGCTAGTAAAATAGTTTATTATGACAGCTTGTCCTTGATGGGTAAGCAAATACTTGATTTCAACACTGAGATTAAGGCTTATTCTAAGAGAGTGGCGGCCCTCAAAAGAAGGCTTCAGAACGATCCTAACCTCAAAGATAACCCGGAGGGTAGGAAGCAGGTAGAAGAGCAGCTAGCGAGCTCTGAAAGGGCTCTAGAGGAGCTTATTAGCAAAAGAGATCAGGCTGTCAAGGAGAGATCTGCCGAAGATAGGGCAAATGATCAGAAATTCGAGTCTGAGATGACTCCTGAGACTCAAGAATCTGTTGGTAGATTGTATGATCTTAAGTCTAAATTGTCCTATTCTGAGTTAGCTTTGATGTCCTTGGAACAACAGATGGAACAACTCAGGCAGGCCCAGAAGGAAAGAGCTAAAAAACCTAAGAAAGAAGCTGCTCCTGTTGAACCAGAAGTAGAACCTGAAGAGCCGGCTGAACCTAGAACTGCTGAGGAGAGGGCCAAGGAAGCAACTAGGAGAAAGAAGGAACGTGAGGAGGAAATAAGACAAACAGCTGGTGAGGAAGACACTCGGCCAGAGCGATTGCTGGATATGGCTAGTAAAGATTATACCATCAATCAGTTATTGCATTCCGGTGGAGCTAAGTACACGGGCTTTCTAAATAATGAGCCTGGTATATTCTATTTCGAGGGTGGTCAGTTTAAGTTTAAGGAGGATAAAACTGGGGAAGAACGTATCTTAGAAAAAGACCATTTGTCTGGGAAGACTCTAGGTTCTATAGGCGCTGTATTAGCCAAACATTCTTTGTTTGACACAGAGCTAGGTATAACGAATGGTGTTATAACCTTATCTATGGCTGGACTGGAATATGAAGTTTTGCCGTTGGATAGACCTCTAGATGCTATTAAAGTTGAAGATGGGTTGCCCGTTTCTATAACGGTGTACAGGAAGGGTACGAAAGTACAACTTACGTTTACCTCTCCGCCTTTTGTCCATGAAATGGCATATGGTATAGCTTTGTTAGAAGAAGCCAAAGAAAGAGTGCTGACAGATTATTTCAAATTAGATGACAATAAAGGTGTACGTGTAAGAGATCCGGAATCGGAAGCAGAGAAGGAATACGAAGTTTACAATAAAAAGGGAAAATGGGTTGTTGTTAACCCAGAAAGCGGCAGAACAATCAGGAGAGATAGCAAAGTCGCTAAGAGGGTATTAAAAGTTTTTAACGAGGATATCTATTTCGCTATCGAAACTGATATTGCTGGAATAGGCCAAAACATAAGTAAAGAGGAGAAAAGAAATGAAATATACAGAGGTGTTGTCTACCTTAGACCCCCAACTCCAGAGCAAACTAACAAGTCAGCCGATGTCTCAACGGTTCAAGACCCTAAGGGAGAGACAGGAGAAGAGGTCACAGAGACGCCTGAATCCATTGAGCGTGGCGAAAAAGCTGAAGGTAGAATAGTAGATACGTTTGCCAAAGATAGGGCAAGTGAAGAGATTGATGAAGAAATGGCTAAAGAGGATGCTGAAAGGCAACCTGATACCATCCAAGGTACATCAACAACTGTTGAACCTTTAGCTGATACAGAGATTCCTTCTGAGCACAAGGCAGATCAGGGAGAATATGCTGGTACAATAGGTGACGTTGATCACATAGGGCCAGGCAATAATATAGTTTATAGTAGGCCGGACTCTGTTGTGGCTGTTTATAACCCAGCGTTTGTACCGGAATTAGACAAATTGCTCTCGGATCCTGCAACTGATATCAAAAGCATTACAGCGGAGATAACTATTGTAGAGCAGAATAAGAATGGTAAGTGGATAGCCGTTGAGGTCGATAAAAAGATGTCTGACAAGGAGATAGGCAATTTAGATATGCAAGTTACTGTCAGACATAAGGGAAAAGTTATATCAGATAACGTATTTTTACCCCTGTTAGACGGTAAGCTTAACATAAAAGATCCTACAGATCGCAGCTATTTGCTAGACCATCGTAAACGGGTAGTGTCGGATAGTTTGGCTGGGAAGAAAACTATAGTAACTATATCACGTTCCCCGGGTAAACCTAATAACACTGGTGTTAGTAAAAATATACTTCAATTACTGACTGAAGCTGGGAAAGAACTGAGTGATGTAGACTTTGCTTATGGGGATTTAAACAAGGTTCCCCATAGTTTGCATGGATTGCATCATGAAGTGGCTCACAGGAATGCTTTGACAGTGGGTCCTGGTAATGTTGTTATGATACACAACATGACCCCAGACCAAGGAGTTGTTGCTTCTAAGGTTAATCCCCGCAAATTAGGTACCAAACATGCTACTATATTGTGGCAAGCGTTTAAAAATGCGGCTACAACTGAAGGAGCTTTTGGTGCTGTATACAAAGGAGAGGGTGTAAGTGGAAATGTTACCAACGGTGAGGTTATAAGTTTCCTAACTTTTGCCGGAGCTATCACTAAAGAGAGGATACAAGAGGGTGCAATATGGCTTGCTGATAAGGTTTTAGCTTTCAAATTCAATAAAGGCAACCCGTTTATAGAATATAATTTTGATCTAGACACGTGGGATACTACCAAATTATATATAAAGACAGCTACTGAAGAACAAATAAATGATTTTATAAATTTTGCGGCTGAACATAAGAATTTCTCTATTGATTTTGATGTCTTAGGGGCGTTAGTTCCTAATAGTTTTACCATAGGTGATATAAAATTCAACAAAGGACAGTCTTTCTTGCATGAAGCGTTGGCTAATGATATTGTTACGACTGATCTTGAGTTGTATTCAGGTAAGTCTGCGTATAGGTCACCGTTGCTTATACTTAATTTTGAGGGGCCACAACCTATTGCTCCTACACCAGCTGAGCCAGACGAACGAGAACTTGCTTTTGCTGAAGATGGGGCCATTCCAGAGCCGATAAGCGCAGAAGAAGCAAGGGCTGCAGAAGAAGCAACAGCTGAAGCTGAGAAAATCAAAGTGGGGGATATAGTGGTAATGAGACCGTTAGATCCGGTTACTGAAGGAGTTATTAAAACGGATATACGGCCATTTATAGTTGACGAAATTAAGGAGTACGAAAGAGACATATTAAGTGCACTGGAAAGCGGGGATGCAGATATAGCGGCTGCTGAAGAAGCTTATTACGGTATTCCAGGTCCTGGAGAAGAAGGTTATGTGCCCTCTATGGTAGCAGATTTGACCCCAGTAAAATTAGAAGGTGGAAAGTGGGTTGTGGACGTCGACGAAGGGAGAGACCCGTTATTTGGTGCTCCTATGGGTCGCCTAATGAAAACATCTATTAGAAATGAAGAGATAAAATTAGGTATAGAGCCAAAGGAAAAACCAGGTGAGACTCTTGATGATATACTTAATAAGGATATACCATTCAGTCACCGTACTGGTGTGAGGAACGTACAGGAAAAGATAGATCTTAACAAGGATTTAGCGTGGTTACGCGATAAGTTAGGTGCCGTTGATCTTCTCAGATTTAATGAGGTAGTGTCTATGGCTGTACAGAAGGGCCGTGAGGTAATGGGCTTTGTGTATAAGGGTGCTATAGGTATATTTGAGGATGCCAAGCCTGGAACTATACAACATGAAGGTTTTGAGTTGGTGTTCAAGCATTATTTAACACCAAAACAACAACAGAGGGTATTGAAGGAAGCTAAAGAAAGATATGCTCCAGAATTGTTGGCTCATTATGTAAAAGATAGTTTAGATGATTTAACAGATAAGCAAGTTGCGCATTTTATAGCAGATAGATTCATGGAATTTGTCGAGAGCGAAGGTGAAGTTAAGCCTGATGGTCCTCAAATGCGTAATTGGTTCCAAAAGATTTTAGATTTTATAAGGGCACTTGTCCAATTTAATAAGTCTGAAATAGAGAAGCTTTTTGACGCTATACAAAGGGGAGATTTTAGGAATAGGGCTGAAACCTTTACTAACGATCAAAAGGAGATTATAGTCCAGAACCTTGCGTACAGGTTAATGACAGAAAACAACATTGACAAGTTTGAAAACATAGAGGAACTTGACTATACTTTAGTAAAAAAATATTTAAATGACAGGTTAGAAGGACTTAGGAAAGCACAGGAAATAAAGGCTAATGTAGATAAAGCATTGGAAATAGCTAAACTAGCTAGTGTCCACGAACGTATACTTATGGAGTGGAATGAGTTTGTTGAGCTGACTAATGATTATCTGGGGCAATTAAATATAAAACGTAAGGAGGGAGAACTCGTTGGAGACACAGAAGAAAATGAAAGAAATGAGTTTGAAATGTATGACAAAGCTCCTTACGAAATATCAGCTAAGGATAATGTTTTAACAGAGATAAAACTCCTGATATCATCATTACCTAGAGGAGAAGTTGTAGATGGAGAGAAAAGAGGACACTTAGACGATCTTACTGGTATGTACAGATTTGTTGATTTTGGTACTATGTGGTCTGATCTCATACATGAAATGCACGATGCCCTCACCGATACAGAAATGATACGTAGACTTGAAACTAGAGCTAGGAGATCTCTACCTCATCATGTACTGTTATACGGTGGACCAGGTAGGGTTGGTCTTATGAATGGTCCGGACTCTCTGCGTGTTAAGTTTTTCACCACAATGCGTAAGCACAGAAATGATTTTGTGGATTTCAGGTATAACGTGATTGGTGATGAAATAGTATCAGCCGGTATAAGATCTTCTTTTGTCCGTACTCAGGCTACTAAATATTTACAGCAGTGGGGCCAAGAGTTTTTCCTTTCAAGTTTCTTCAATCAAACAACTAAACAACCTAATAGAAATCTAGCGTCTAAAACTGTTGGGAGATTTGGTAAATTTATACAGGAAGTCAGGAATGCTTACACTGGTGAACAGTTCACTAGAGAGCAGTTTAATGACTTTTACAGGCAGATCTTAGGTTTTTACAGAGATTTGTCTATACCAATGGACTCAGGTACTTTAACCCAATTGCTTAGCAGAAGTCTCAACGAACAGCAAGCACTACATAATTTTGTTGTGTATGATATGAGTAAGGTGTTCGGTGTTGGTGGGTTGTTACACAACATAGCTACCGGTAAGAAAATCGTTAATGCCGCTAAAGATGTAGTACAGCCACGTGACTACTTTAAGAACGAGTCTAACATAAGAAAGGTGGCTAGAGCCCACGCTGAAGATAACCCACACTATGCAGAATCTGCCATATTAGGACCAGGAGGAAATACATTCTTTGTGTATTCACCCCCCTCACCACTTACTGATCTTATTAGTAAGTTAGCGCAAAGTTCTGAACAGTTGGCAAAGTTGGCCAATGTCACTTATAACAAGAATTCCCAGTATATTAGACAAATACAAGGAGGAGCCAAAATTAATGTACAAACACTCAGTTCATTTGTACAGGAAGCCAGTGGTGAAATAAGTAGGGACTACCTTGAAATCAGTCCTTTGGAAGATTTTGTGTTAAAGGTTTCTGCTGTACAGAGTAATTCAATACCTCTCCCAACTTTAGCGGAACGTAAGATGATGTATCTGTGGTCAGGTCTCGAAAGAGTTCAAATGATTGATGCTATAGTGGAGGATGGGGAGATTGTTATACCAGAAGAGGTTATCAGTATTTTTGAGGGATACAAAAGCGATGAAACCGCCCGTATAAGAGAAGCTAAAAAAGCTGTAGATGATGCCATAGAATCTGGTAATTACAAGAAGTTAGTAGAGAATTACCACTATCAAACAGATGATAATGGTAAGCCAATATACAAAACCAAAGATGGTAAGTATACTGGTAATGCCATGAGATATACTCATTTTAATAGTAGCAAATCTGTAGAGGAAATAATTGATGATAGAATTAAGGATACTATAAAGATGGCTGGTGAGCTAGATGTTATCACCGTCAGTGAGGGTAGAGTGGTATCTAATAATTATTTACCTGAGATTTACATAAAGAAATTTAGGAAGAAATTTGGTAGTGACAGATTGGCTGTCGAAGCTTTGCTAGCTGAATATACTGTTAATACCATGATGTCGGCTATCGAAACTGAGAAATTGTTGGCTGGTGATGGTGCGTATTACAAGTTAGCAAATGATGAAGTACATGATGATAGGGTGAAAAGACTGGCTATACTTGCAGCTTCTGGTGATAAGTTGGCATCTAACATGGTTAATCCACAGGATCCTTCATTAGCTAGAAATGCCTACAAGGTTATTACACTTAATACACAAAAATATCGTAGCGAAGAAATATATGATGAATTAGTAAAAAAACAAACTCCAGTTTACCAGAAACTTGGAATGACTGAAGAAGCTGCTAGAGCTTTAGCTAAGAGTAAACTAGGAGCTCTTCTTGAAGTAGATCCCACTGACGCCCAGGTATATATTTCACCGGAAATGTACAGGCAAGTTAGTATGAGGTTGGGTGAGTGGAATAGTGATAAACAAGAGGCTTTTGATTTGTTGCAAAGTGAAGAAGAATTGTCACCAGCTGACGAGATCAAAGCCATGAGTATTGTCATGCAACCCTTGAAACTCGTTTATTTTGAACAACACTTTGAGGGTACGTTGGGTATACCTGTGCTTGACAAAATGTCACTGGCTACTATCTTTAAGAAAGTTGCGGCTGGAACCCAATTAGAACCATTGTACAACAGGATGGTTGATAGTAACAATCCTATTGATGCTATTAAATTTGATTCGGCTGTCAAAGCTGGTGCTCGTCAACAAGTAAATTACTTTACTGATGATACCAGGGACAATGTTGATGTTGATGTTTTAGCTTCGGCTCCTGTGTATGAGCAATTTTTTAGTGGTTTATACAGGCAGGTGGTTACAGATCCTCACGAGGTTATGAGACAACTGCTGGGCACCCAGATGAAAAAAGTTGCTTTATCTAACATACAGCCCACCGGTAAGTACAGGATGGGTGGTAAGCAAGTTAGTGGTACTGAGGTAATAGAAGCTGTTAACAAGGCACTTAGTAATTTATCAGACAGGGGTAGAGCACGTATACTTAAGAGACTTGAATTAAATGAAAGTGACCCAGAAATACGTGACCCAGAGGCATTGCTTGAGATGCTTCATAGTGAGGGGGTTACGGCTCGTATGCCTAATAATGTAGTAGACGCATTGGGTGTAGATGAGTTGGGCGATCCCATATTAGAACTTGATGCCCTACCTGACAGGATGTGGATTGAGAATAGACTTATGTCGATAGTATCCAAGAATACAGTAGATTTGAAAACTGCTGGTGGTGGGTTTATACAGATGTCTAACTTTGGTCTGCGCGATGTCAATGCACTAAAATCTAGTGATCTTAAACTTTTCAATGAAGAGGGTAAGATGGAGATTATGGTGTCTGTTGGTTTGTTTAGGGATGTCATACCTGGATATAAGGAAGGTAAGGTATCATATGAACAGGCTAGGAAGTGGCTGTCAGAGAATCTTGATGGTATAGGGTATAGAATACCTACACAGGGTCTAAACTCTGTTATCGCTTTTACTGTAAAAGACTTCTTGCCAGAGATGGTTGGAGATACTGTTGTATTGCCTACTGAATTTACAGCACTGACAGGTTCTGACTTTGATATTGACAAACTGTTTATAGCCAGATATAACTATAGAGTTACCTTAAGTGGTAAACTCAGACGTATAAAGTTTATTGATGTAGATACTTCTAGTGCTGAAGGACTTACTACGCTTTATGAATCTAAATATCGTTCTTTGCTGAATTTATCGGCAGAGATGGAAAAGATAATTAAAGGAGATGAGGCTGTCGATAAACTGCTAGCTGCTATGATAGGTGAATTGCCAGAGTACATCACAGATCATGAGTTGGATGAAATGTTTAGAGATAGTGGTAAGGATTTCACATCAGAGATTTATGATAAAGTTAAGGAAGTTGCCGGTACTATACCTACTTTAGAGGAATTTACAAGAGCTAGTTTTGGTAAAGATATATACGAATTAAACAATCGTTTAGCAGTTGAGAATAGACTATTGGATGCTTATACTGCTGTACTTACCAGTCCATTGCATGTTGTAGATAACTGGACACCATTAGGAGCTTATACAGATGATCTGAAAGATATAGCTAAGGAGGTACGTAAGGCTGAAAGAAAAGATGAGAAATTAAAGGCATTAGAAGCTGTAGCGCCTAGGTATCAGACTGAAGCTAAGCTTAAATTTACTGATAGCAAAGCTGGTATCGCCCCATTTGCGTTGAACAATGTACATCATTCGTTGGGGCAAATAGCTGGCTTGAGACTAGAAACACCAGAAGCATTAAGTGAGGTAGATACCATAAATTATAGGGAAGGGTTAATGGATATAGCCCAAAAAATGGGCACCGACGGTGTAGCCATAGTGGATTGGCTGTCAGCTTTTATTGACGCACACGTGGATGCCCCAAAAGACCCGTATATAGTAGACCTAAATATCGGACCAGCTACGTATAATGTTGCTAGTATGTTACTCAGAGCTGGTGCTGGTGCAGAATTTGTTGGTTACTTGTTGTCACAGCCTATAATGAAGGAGTATGCTGCCCTTAACAGGAGTTTAAAGGGTAAAATAGGTGGTGATAGATTTGTCAGTGCAATTGGTATCACACGTAAAAGATACCTAGATAAGACAGCTGAGTTTGTAGTGGGGGCAGTAGATAAAACTAAGCTATTGACAGTGCCTAATTTAAAGAAAACTTTGAAAGGTACTACTGCAGTTACTGCTGTTGGTAAAGAAGGTGCACCAGTTGCTTGGCATGCCGCACAGGTAGCTATACTTGATTGGTTTAAGGCAGCAAATGATGTGGCGTATAAGCTTAATGATGCCGTACAGTCTAGCCAAATAGATACTAAGAGGTTTGGGGCCAATCTTGTGCAAGCCAAAGCCTTTACTAACAGGTTAGAAAGGGTATTACGTGATAAAGTTGTTGTAGGAT